TCATTTTAGAAACGAAGAAGCTAAAAGACTTCGTGATGAAATGAGGGAACTGTTTGTTCTTTACGGTTCTCCCGGTCAATGGGATAGACTACAGTCTGAAATTGCTGCTGAACGAGCACGACAGGCTACGGCTTTAAAAGAACAAATACGAAAAGCTAAACGAAAAAAAAATATTATTATAGGTACTTTAGCAGGTATTTGTGGTATTGGTCTTCTTGTGTTAGAATTAATTATTTTAAAAGGAGTATTATAAATGTCTAAATTAAAAATGGTAAAAAACAGTGCTGGTAAAAAAGTTCCTTTTTATGCAGCTGACGGTAAAGGTAAAATGAAAGCCGGTGGTAAGACTACTAAATATATGAAAAAAGGTGGTAAAGCCAAGATGATGAAAGGTGGTAAAACTACCAAGTATATGGCTAAAGGTGGTAAGACTACTAAATACATGGCTAGAGGTGGTAAAACATCTAAGTATATGTCTAAAGGCGGTAGAGCCAAGTAGTGTCTTATCTCATTTCTAATATCCCACACTTTAAGTGTTGGGTGAGGAAAGAGTTCACACACAACCACCAAAAGTATCAAGGAGAATTTATTCATGCTTTGGCTTTTGCGGTGAACACTGTTCCGGACCGTTGTTTAGGATTTCAAGTGGTTTTTACAGGATGTGATGAAGGTCATCCCAATCCTCATGGCGGTGCTATGTGGGCACGTTTGCCTATTACGGCTTTAGTTGCAGATACTCCTTATGAAGAATGGCCACCTAATATGCAAACACATTTAGCTCAACCTTGGGACTGTTCTAGTCGCAATCATGCCATCATTAAAATGGATCGAATTAGTTCAAGTCCGTGGTTGTGTAAAGTGGATGGAGAGTTCTATAATGGTAAATATATGTTTACGGTTGACTATACAGACAGTTACATATCTGATGATCCAGCACAACACAAACAATCACATGTGTTGGAATTAACATCAGGACCTTATAAAGGTTGTATTGTAGCTTTACCAAACAATCGTGTACGTGTATCCAATCCTGCATTATGGGTTGTTGGAGAAGGACCACCAGACTTTGTACCGTCACAGTGGGAACACTCAGCAGAACAACACGATAGCTATATGGATTGGGAAAACACATTTAATAATTTGTATTCAGATAAGGACAAAACATGATTGATTATAAAAAAATAGCTAATAAAAGATTTGCTTCTAAACCTGTTAATAAAAAAGAAAAACCAGTAAAACCAGCTGATATGTCAAAAACTTCAAATGTCATGTCAAAAACTAGAAAGAAAAAAAATATTAATAGACCTTCAAGTGGTTCTAGTGCACAGGAAAATAGAAAATTTAGTAAGATAAAACAAAGATCTAAAAATGCTCAAAATCCTTTTACATCTTCTGCAAACCCTTCTGATATACCAAGAAAAGTTAGAACATCAAATATAGTTGATGATAAAAGTAAACGAGGTAATCGAAAATCTTCATTAAATAGAAAACCAGTTACAAGTAATATTGGTGAATTAAAAACTTCTGGCAGTAGAACACTTAAAACTGAACAAGCTAGAAAGTCAAAACTTTTTCCACCTAAAAATAAATCTTTAAATACTTCTGGCAGAAGAACAACTAAAATTGAACAAGATCGAAAAGCAAACATCTCATTAAAAAGAGCTGGTGGTGGTAAGATAGGCAGTAAATTCTTTACTGGTGGTTCTATTCATGCTTCATTTGGCACAGAGTTTGACGATAGGTAAATAATATGGATAGTAAAAAAGTACGTAACATTATTAGTGGTTTAAAAAAAGCATCAAGGCTACATGCTTCTCAAGCTAAACAACTTGAGGGAATGTTAAAACAAAAGAAAAAATAGTATGGGAACTTCTGGAACAACAGCTTTTAATTTAGATGTAGCCGACGTAATCGAAGAAGCATTTTCTATGATTGGTGGTGAACAGGCTTTAGGGTTTGAACCCATTGAAGCTAGACGAACTTTAAATCTATTGCTTATTGATTGGATGAATCGTGGTATCTTGTTATGGAAACAAAACATTGCTACTCTAGATATTACGGCGGGAACCGAAAGTTATACATTACCAACATCATTAATTGATATTACAGAAATGATACATAGAATTGTTGATGGTACAACAACAACGGATCTAGCTTTATCAAGAATTAGTATGGAAGAGTATATGAGACTAACATCTAAGTCTCAACAAAGTCGTCCTACTCAGTATGCAATTAATAGACTTCGAGATGCTGCTCAGTTATATTTATGGCCAACACCTAATATAACAACATCAAGTGGTACTCCTATTCTTCAATATTTTAGTTTTAACAAAGTAGAAGACATTAACAAATCAAATGAAGATGTTGATATACCCTTTCGTTTTCTACCGTGTTTAGCAACAGGACTTGCTTATAAAATGTCTATTAAAAGAGAGGGCATTACAGCAGACCGAGCAGTTATGTTAAAACAAATGTATGAAGAGGAATTAACTTCAGCAATGTATGCAGATAAAGAACGTGCCAGTCTTTTGATTAAGCCGTCCTTTAGGTTATAATCAAGATTATGGCAACAGGAAAACATGCATATTTTATCTGTGACCGATCTGGATTTAGGTTTAAATATTCTCAAAGAATAAGAGAACCATCCGGTGTGATTGTAGGTGCTTCTGAGACTGATGGACGATATAATATAATTGATCATCCACAAAATCATTCTGCGAATGTATCTGACAATCAAAACTTACGGGATGCTCGTCCAAATTTACCAGTATTAGCAACGACTGGTGATGCAGGATGGACTCCAGACGATTCAACTTTTACTAAACGAGGTAACTAACTATGGCAATTACACAAGCTGTCTGTAATTCTTTTAAAACAGAAGTATTACAAGAAGGACATAATCTAAAAACCGATACAATAAAGATTGCATTGTTTACAAGTGCAGCTTCTTTATCTGCCGGCACAACTGCTTACTCTACAGCTAACGAAGTAGTATCAAGTGGTTCTTATGCTCCGGGTGGAGGAACTCTTGCAGGTGCAACTATTTCATTAGGAGCTACATCAGCTACTGGTGGTACAGCTATTATTGATTTTACAGATAAGTCCTTTGTAAGTACAACATTCTCAGTTAGAGGAGCTTTAATTTATAATGCATCCAACAGTAATAAAGCTGTTGCTGTGTTAAATTTTGGGTCTGATAAAGTATCGACTAACGGTACATTTACAATATCATTTCCAGCTGCTGCTGCATCAACTGCTATTATTACACTTTCTTAATTTACAGGCTTTAAATAATGTCTGTGGTTACAAGTGGATACAGTAGAAATGCATATGGTACCGGTGCTTGGAATAGAAGTGTCGTCGATCAATCTGTATCAGCTACACGAGTAAGTTTGCAATCTACAGTTCGTTCTGTAGGTATCTCAATTGCAGGCACTCATTTTGTCACAGGCAATAATATAACGTCAACCGTTCGTTCTGTTGCTATATCGGTTAATTCACCTGTACAAGTAACAGGAACACCGATTAGCTTTACTCAAAAAAATGCAACCGTTAATCTTGTACAAACGGTTAATGCTACACGAGCACCCATTAGTTTTGTAAGTCGTTCAGCCGAAGCTATTATTGGAGCTTTTGGAAAACCGACTTCACTATCATCAAGTTTAACGTTAAGAAATGTATCGACTATATCGGGTCCGTTTGTAAGTGCTACAAGAGTTGCTATATCATTTACACTAAGAAACACGGCTCAAGGAGCAGGAGCTAACGTTGTATTTTACCCAGCTAAAACATTTAAAGTTACGGTAAAAAATGTAGGGGGAGCTAATAAATACTTTATTGATGGAAAGCAACAATACGGACTTAACTTATTTAAACGAAACAATTTATATATCTTTGACCAGTCTGACAGCACAAATTCTGGGCATCCTTTACGACTAAGTTTAACACCAAACGGCACTCATGGTGGAGGCGATGCTTTTACAACTAATGTACAAACAATCGGCACACCGGGATCAGCTGGAGCTTATACTTCAGTATTTGTTTTGGTAGACGGTCCAACAAGTTTATACTATTATTGTTCAATTCATTCTAACATGGGAGGAGCTTTAAATTTCCAACCTGTAATAATTGGAGGACTTGGATCTTTAGGAGCAAAGGGCGATAGTAATTTAGTTGCAACTGGTGTATCAGCTAGATTTAGTGTTAGAGTAAGAGGTATATGGACACCAAAAGTATTTGGTGGTACAAACGAAATATGGAAAGCTAAACGATTATGAGCACAACATACAATTTATTAGTTAATAGAATTAAAATAACATCTGAAAATGATGAAGCTGATTTTAATGCAGAGATACAACATTTTATATCTAGAGCAGAATCTCGATTAATACGAGAGATTGACAGCTATGGAGTTGTCCAATATTCAACCTCTAATTTAACTAGTGGTGATCCTTTTATAACCAAACCTAACAATACATTAATTATTAAAAATTTAAATATAGTGCGAGATGGAACTCGAATTAATCTATTACAAAAAACAGATGAGTTTCTAAATGATTACTGGCCACAAAGAACAAGCACAGGCATTCCAAGATATTATGCAAACTTTGGATTTGATCGATTATTAGTAGCTCCAACTCCTGTATCAGCTTTTAATTGTGAGATGTCTTACATCGTTCAACCCACGGCTGCAACGTCAGTTCACCAAGAGAATTTCTTTACCGAATATTGTTCTAATGGTTTGTTCTATGCTAGTATGAAGGAAGCTTGTATGTTTATGAAAAATTATACAGGTTCTCAGGCATGGGAACAAGAATATCAAAGAGCCTTTACTGATTTATTAAATGAGTCTAGGAGAACAAGACAAGATGATATGAGAAATAATGCATCTCCTGCCGGAGGAGATAACACATTAGTAAAAGGAAGTAATTAATTATGTCTAGTAGTTATTCAACACGATTAAGATTAGAAAAACAAGGTGATGGTGATAATGCTAACACTTGGGGTGCTCGTTTAAATACCAATGTTATCGACATGGTGGACGAGGCTGTAGGTGGTGTTGTCGTTGTTAGTACAACGGGAGGCAGTACAACCTTATCAGCAAACGACGGGGCAGTAGATCAATCAAGAAATGCAGTATTAAGATTTGAGGGAACACTAGGTTCAGCAGCAACCATTATAATACCGTCAGCCGAAAAAACATATTATGTAGATAATGCAACATCAGGTGCTTATGCTTTAACCTTACGTACTGCTGTAACTAATGCAGGAACAGCTGTGCCACAAGGTGGTAAAATGGCAGTTTATTCAAATGGGGTTAACACAAGAGCAGCTTTAGATAATACAGGTATAGGAGCTTATCCAACAACTGGTGGTACAATTAACGGTAACGTAAAAGTTTCGGGTACAGTTACAGCTACGAGCTATACTGGATCAAGAATAACAGTAACAAGTATTGGTGCTTCTACTATTGACACAACGAATTTATTTGCAACAACAGCTTTAGTTGTAAGTGCTACGACAGCAAAAGGTAAACAACTGAGATTAACAGGAGCTGCAATTGCTGACATTGTTTCATTAACAGATGCTGCATCTGTAACAGTCAACCTTAACGATGCTCAAAACTTTGAAGTAAAACTTGGAGGCTCTAGAACGTTAGCTGCCCCAACCAATGTTCAAGCTGGACAGACAGGATCCTTCTTTATTGTACAAGACAGTTCTGGATCAAGGACTTTATCATTTAATTCAATTTATGATTTCCCGGCGGCTACGGCCCCAACGTTATCAACAGGTGCAAATGTTGTTGATCGTTTAGACTACATTGTTCGTACGAGTTCTTCAATACATATGGTAGCATCCTTAAACGTAAGTTAGGAAATATATGGTATTTAATAATTCAATATTAGCTGGTTCTTCTACACAAGAAGAAGATGTATATGAAATAGCACAATCTATTCTTTTTGATGACTCTCATCCAGCATATATGAGAAGAACACCTAGTAGTGCTAGTAATAAAAGAACTTGGACATATAGTTTATGGATTAAAAGAGCTGACCAACCAGCAAACTATTCTCCTGGTATGTTATTATTACAGCATGGTAATTCTGGAACTGGTTTACAAGAAACAATAAGAATAAATACTGCATCAGGTTCTACTCATTCAACATTAATGTATTATAGTGATTCACCCTCTTCAAATTTAACAACAACTCAAGTATTAAGGGATGGTGCATCATGGTATCACATTGTGGTAGCAAAAGACACAACTCAATCTACTGCATCAGACAGAGTAAAAATTTACATCAATGGACAAAGAGTTACAAGTTTTAGCACAGAAACTTATCCATCTTTAAATGGTGAAGGATTTATAAATAGTAATGTTTTACATAATATAAGTGCAGACCAAAATGGTGGAAGTAATTATGATGGCTATATGGCAGAAATGCATTTTATTGATGGCTCACAATTAGACCCTAGTAGTTTTGGTAAAACTAATAGTAAGGGAATATGGGTTCCAATAGAATATGAAGGAAGTTATGGAACAAATGGGTGGCATATAGATGGTAGAGATTCAGGTGACTTAGGAGATGATGAATCTGGTAATGGTAATGACTGGGCAACAACTAATTTGGTTGCTGCTGACCAAGCTCCTGACACACCCACAAACAATTTTACAATTATGAATATTTTAGATAATTATCCTCATCAAGGTGCTTTTTCAAAAGGTAATTTACAAATAGTATCATTTCAAACTTCATATCATTCTCATACTTCAACAATGGGTCTTAAAAGGGGAAAATGGTATGCAGAAATAAAATGGACAGCACAAGGCACTTCTCCAAGTGGTTATTATTCAAACACTTTTTTTGGAATTGTTGGAAGTGTTGACACTACATCCAGTATAGGAGTTGGTACACGTTCCGATAGTTATTGCTATATTGGCACAACAGCAGGGTCTGGGGAAGATGGAGGTAAGAAAAGAAATAATGCTACAGCTTCTGCTTATGGAGCTGATTATGCTGTTGGAGATATAGTAGGAATAGCATTAGACTTAGACAATAATAAAATTTATTGGAGTAAAAACGGAACATTTCAAAATTCTGGAAATCCTGCTTCTGGCTCAACAGGCACAGGTTCAGCATTTGATTTAACGACACCTTCGAGTGGTTTTTATTATTTTGCAGTTTCTGACCAACATGGTGATTCTTCAAGCACTTGGCAAATAAATTTTGGCTCTGCTCCACCTTATACAATATCATCAGGAAATGCAGATGGTAATGGATATGGAAATTTTGAATATGCTGTACCATCAGGGTATTATTCAGTTTGCACTAAAAACATATCAGAGTTTGGATAGAAAGTTAATATGGGTACACCAACAATTATAAAAGGTAATCAACATTTTTCACCTACTATTTATGAAGGTAATGGAACTGCTATTGGTTCTGGTGGAAAAACAATAAGTGGTTTAAGTTTTAAACCAGATTTAGCATGGATAAAAAACAGAGATGCAACAGATGATAATACTTTATTTGATTCATCAAGAGGTGTTACAAAACTAGTAGAATCAAACACAACAGATGCTGAGACTACACAAACAGAAAGTTTAACATCTTTTACAAGTAGTGGATATACATTAGGTAGTTTGGCTCAAGTTAATACAAGTTCTGAAAGTTTTGTATCGT